AGTCTATCTGATGATCCAGCGGCAAAAGAATATAAGAAAAAATTTGACTAAATTGTATCTAAAGAATTTTCAAAAAATGATTCCGTCATTAATATTTACAATGCAATGGAAGATTACATTACTTCATTAGAAGAATCAATGTAATCTAGGCTTTGGAACCTTTAAGCAGCCAGTTAAAATCAACCGTATCTACCGTAAAACAAATGAACTTTAGCGATCTCAAAAAACAGTCTTCACTTGGCGCACTTACCGAAAAGCTTCTTAAGGAAGCCGAAAAACTTGGGGGCGCTCCAAATGTAGAAAATCAAAACGTATTTAAACTAGAAACCGATAAGGCTGGCAATGGTCGTGCCGTAATTCGATTTCTTTCCGCTCCTCCTGGCGAAGACATTCCATTCGTGAAACTATACAATCATGGTTTCCAACATAATGGTAAATGGTTCATCGAAAACTGCCCTACCACTCTAGGTAAGGATTGTGAACTTTGTTCACGCAACAGTGAACTTTGGAATTCAGGATTTGATTCAGATAAGGATATTGCTCGTACTCGCAAGCGTAAACTGAGCTACTATTCAAACATCTACGTCGTTAGCAATCCAGCTAATCCAGAACTGGAAGGTAAAGTAATGCTCTTCCGTTATGGTGCAAAGATTTTTGAAAAGATCAAGTCTGCAATGAAGCCAGAATTTGAAGATGATACTCCAATCGAAGTATTTGATTTCTGGAAAGGAGCAAACTTCCGTCTTCGTGTCAAGCAAGTTGCTGGATATCCTAACTATGATGATAGCATCTTTGAATCAATCTCCCCACTTCTCGGTGGTGATGATGGCAAACTAGAAGAAGTCTGGAAATCCGAACTTTCTCTTCAGGAACTTGTCTCATCAGATAAGTTCAAGTCTGAGGAAGAGTTTAAAAAGCGTCTTGATTATGTTCTAGGTAACAAAGGTCCTTCTGGTAGTTCTGCTGTTGCAGAGCAAGAAGAAGAACTAGCAACCATGTTTACCAAGAACAAAGGTGAGGATGAGGATATTATGAAAGAACTAGTAGATACTTACTCTCGTAGTAAGGATTCTGGTTCTGAAGATAATGATGATGCCTATTCTTATTTCGAAGAACTGGCAAATGCATGATAAGGAAGGAGCCGAAAGGCTCCTTTTTTATTGGTAAATTCTGATATTATCTGCTCTCTTTAGATTCTTATTAATGTATTGATCTCCACCTGGTTTATAATAACTGTATTTCTCTGCGTCGTTCAATATAACACCAAGATATTCAGGTTTTAATATATAAATGTTTCTTTTTTTCTCTTCCAATTCAAGTTCATAATCATAGTTTGTAACTTCTTCTATGAAATCTACAGAAGGAACTCGAATCAATTCTCTTAGCATATTATCATAATATTCATAATATAATTGTCCATCAATATTAATGTATCCAACATTTGAAGTAATGGTAGATTCCCAGTTATCACTAATTATTTGATTTCCTGGCAACACCAAATAATTATTTGAATCTCTTATTTCAATTGTCTTTCTATGATGTACGTTGTATAATTCTTCATAACTACCATATTTTTTAAGCAGATAATTATTGAATGAAGTTTCTGGATATGGCCATTCACTATAAAGATCTATAATATTATTGCATAATAAGACTACCCAATCCAATTCAGCGTCGTTGTAAAATTTATATGCAATGTTATCTGGTCTTTCATCTCCAACCACACTATACTTAGTAAAATATGTTACATTTTGAAAAATGTCACTTCTAAGTATTGACTTTTTAAATAAATTTTTTGCAGTAACATAATCTGATATCTTTGCATCTTTTGCAAGACTTACATATTCAAAGTTTGGAATGGTGCTGAAATAGGATGTCATATTAGTAACCTATGGTTATTGTGCTCATATTTTTAGGATCAACATATTCGAAATTTTCATCAAATTCTTTAATATAATCTTCATCATAAATTGGAAGAAGTTCTTGAAACTGTAAAGTCAATTCATATGATGTCATAGTTCCGTCTACATATGGAGCATAAAAATTTGATGGAGTATAATTTACAGTACAACTTTGTAATGCTGATGTTTTTATTTTATTTAATCCTTTGTGTGGTTGATTTCCATTCATTATATATTCAATATCAAATACATTTGGAGTCTGTAAAAAATAATTATTTGCCGCAAGTCTAGGTGCCATATTTTGCTTAAAACAACGAATAATCTTTCTCACCATATTTGCTTCTGTTTCAGATCTAGGAGTTAATTTAATAGTATAAGTAAATGTTCTAATTTTTGGTGATTTAAATAAAAGTTCTAAGTTTGGATTTACCATTGCTCCCGATACACGAGTAAATACATTGCTTCCACTTTTTGCCAATGTAGATGATGCTGCAGCTTTAACTGCTTTTTCTATAGTTTCTTTATTTTCTCCAACGCCTGTTCCTATTTGTTCAATGAAATTATCTGCTGAAATTGCGGCACCTCCAGTAAAAGCTAATGATAAATTTGCAGTAAACATGTCCAACAACCCCATTCTGTCCTCTCCCCATTCAACAGCATTTAAATCACTTATATTTGGCTGAATTGGAAGATATATGGATCCTATAGAATCTTTTATGTATTCTTTTTTTACAAATTGGCCAATTTCTCCAACTTTGTTTCCCTTTTCGTCTTTATATCCACCAAATTTACTTGGAACTGGATTAAATGGTGTAAATTTTATATAATCTAATTTTGTATTTTCGCTGCCTATGGGATATCTCATTACCCCAAATTTTTTGGATTTGTTATTTGCTGTTATTTCTATATTATTTAATTCGGGACCTGTTTGTATTTCTCCTTCTGGATTTGATACTGGAGAGGATATTTCAACATCTTTGTAGTAAGGTGAATTTAAAATTTGTTGTTGAGTTTCAGGTATAGTTCTATTTTGTGCTACTAACTCTTTTGTAGTTTGTTTTGCTGTTGTTGATGATCTCACTAATTCTCCTGCAAGTACAGGGGTAAGATAATATTTAACTGTTGGATTGTCTTCTGGGTTAAGCCTAAATCCAGATTGTGGATTTCCAACTGCAAGTACATATGTTTCCAGACCTACTTTATATTCATATTGAAAATTTCCAGTATTACTATTTCTACGAAGAACCACGGGAAAGTCTACCGTTTGACCGGATCTATCTGTTGTTTTAAGCTTAATGTCGGTTAAAAAAACTCCACTATCATTTTCTGTTTCTGAGGATCCCGGTGGTATACGTGGCTTTGTTCTTTCTGCCATTTTTATATTCTTATATTATATCTATTTATCGTTTATTAATAAAAATAGGACGAAATGAAGGCACTTGAAGGATATATTCCAATTCATGCATTTCTATATTATAAAATCTACTTCTCACTCCAGTAAATACATAACTTCGAATTGGATTTTCAATGTACTCTGGATTCCTTTCCCAATGATAATTTAATCCTTTCCATCCATTATCAAACTTTGATGTGATAATCGCAACTGGATGTAGATCATACCATTTACCTTGAGTCGTTGCGACATACTTAAAGGTATAGAGTTTACCTATTCTCATAGTTGACTCTTCTCTATTCAACTTGTAAAGTATTCTTCTTAGAATATCAAAATAATATTCTGGTGTTTTATTGGGAGGTAAATTATCTATTAATGTTTTGAATGTATAAAACTCTTCTTTTTCTTTTTCTAATCTTAATTTTTTTTGTTTTATATCTTGTGTGAGATAATTTTTAGACTCTGGATATTGTATTATCTTTTTTTCTTCAAATTCAATCTGCTTTTCCTGCATTGCAAATGCATCTTCTTGTGCTTTTCCTGCATTTGTAAATATAGCTTTTAATTGTAAAAATACTCCCCAGATTCGACGAGCAGCATTACTGAGTGGTTTTATGTTCATTTCAACCCCAATTGATCTTCGGTGATGATCATAAATTCTATATTTTTTCCCTCACAAAATTGTTTTGCTGCTTCCCATTTGCATTGATTCTTTTGATACGTTGCCATTTCGGTTAGCCAAGTTTTTGTCTTTTTCTTTGGTGTTTGCGTTGGCATCATAGTTTGTCTTTTTGGTTTGATTTCAATCATATATTTTTTTATGATTCCATTTTTATCTAAAACTTCAATAATAAAATCTGGATAGTATCTTCTTTTCCTTCCTGTGCTTGCATCAAAATATGGAATCGCAATTTCTTCTGATGCATACTTTAATATATTTGGATCATTATCACACCATTTTAGAAATCTTCTTTCCCAGTCAGATCGAAAGATAATGTTGTTTGGATTTCCAACATATTTTTCTGGATGAATTGGATGATATATTCCTTGATTATATTTTGTTTCTCTTTTTTGCACACTAAATAATAGATAAGATATAGTATATTTATGGCACAACACACCTCAAAGCCAAGAAATATGTCTGACATTGTAAGGACTCTTTTGAATCCTGCAATGACATCTCATTATGAGTGCGCCATTATTCCAAAAGAAGCAACAACAAAATGGATTAAAGATTATAGAAATTTAGTATATGACAAGACATTGACAACTCTATCTTGTTCTTCCGCAACTTTACCTGGATCTACCTTGTTTACTCATGAGGCAACAAATGATTTTACTGGTGTTACTGAAAAAATTGCATATAGAAGATCATATGATAATAAATCAGATTTTACTTTTTATGTAGATTCAAACTATAATATTATAAAATTCTTTGAATATTGGATGCAATATATTGCAAATGAACAAGCAAACAATATTGAAGGTAGCAATTATCATTATAAAGTAAATTACCCAGAAAATTATAGAGGAATTATTGTTATAGACAAATTTGACAGAGACTATAATAAAGGAATAAGATATACTTTTGTTGATGCATATCCTACAGATATGCCATCAATGCCAATAGGATATGAACGCTCTAATATATTAACTACCACAGTTTCCTTTACTTATTCTCGTTATTTTATTGGTGATGCAGTTGTAGAAAGCCCAGCCGCATTCAATGCTGACGTTAACAATTTGCAAACATTTAATCCCAATGATTTTACTAATCCACCAGTAAATTTCAATATACCAACAAATACTAACTTTAATCTGAATGGAGTTCCCGATTTAAATACTGATAATTTTAGACTAAATAACTAAATATAAACCTTATTATTAATTTAATATGCCATTACCTAAAATTGTTGCGCCAATTTTTGAGCTAGAATTGCCATCAACAAAAGAGACAATAAAATACAGACCATTTTTGGTAAAAGAAGAAAAACTACTTCTACTTGCATTGGAAAGTGAAGATCCAAAACAAATAACAAATGCAATCAAGACAGTAATTAAAAATTGTCTAGAGACAAAGACAGTAAAAATTGAATTGCTCCCTACTTTTGACATTGAGTTTTTGTTCCTTAATATTAGAGCAAAATCAGTTGGAGAAGAAGTTGAAGTTTCTATTATTTGTCCAGATGATAATGAGACTACTGTTCCAGTAAAGATTGATATTGAATCAATCAAAGTTATCGAAAATCCAGAGCATACAAATAAAATTAAAATTGATGATAATGTTATGATGGAGATGAAGTATCCATCTCTGGATCAATTTATTAAAAACAATTTTGATTTTTCAAATCAAAATGTAACTGAACAATCCTTTGAGATGATTGCAAATTGTATTGGTAAAATTTATACAGAAGAAGAAGTCTGGACCGATTCTGATGTGACAAAGAAAGAGCTAATTGAATTCTTAGATCAAATGAATTCATCTCAATTTAAACAGATTGAAAAATTCTTTGAGACTATGCCAAAATTATCTCATAAAATAACTGTGGTAAATCCAAAAACAAAAGTTGAAAGTGAAGTTATTCTTGAAGGGTTATCAAGTTTTTTCGCATGAGCATGGTCCACATGGACCTTGAAAATTATTATAGATTAAATTTTTCTTTAATGCAATACCATAAATATTCATTAAGTGATATTGAAAACCTCATTCCATTTGAACGGGAGCTTTATGTGACTATGCTAAATCAACATTTAGAAGAAGAAGAAGCTAAAGCCAAATCAGGAAAATAAATGGCAAACAATTGGTCTATTGATAATTTAAAATTAACTCCAACACAAAAAAAGGCAGTAAATGAGTTTATTTACTATTTGCTGCCTACTAATTATCCTGACCAAAAATTTAAATATTATGCCGCAAAGTGGTTTATCAATCATAAATTTGATAAGACTCAATATACTAAGTTTATAAATGAAGCATTTAATGATAAAATTCACAATGCATATACAGAAGAAATTAAAAAATATATAACAAAAGAAGACAAAGATAATAATATTAAAGTTACTCCACCAACTCCTACAGTAAGGTCTGCAAGAAGATTTATTTCCGGTAATAATAAATTAGACAATGATGCTGCAAATGTAACCACAGCTAACATTGGGGCAAAAAATGACCTTAATCAATTATTAAAAGGAAATACTTTTATTGATGAAGATTTGCCAGATGAATTGCAATTTGCAAAAACAAACTGGTGGAACGTAGAAATAGAGTTTGAATCTGATTTTGATAGAGCTTGTTACATTACAAAGAACAGAATAAAAAGATCCACTAGAGATAAAGAATATACAGATTGGATCAAATCTGTTAGTGGATATGGTATAACAAAAATTTCAAAATTACATGGAAAAAAGGTATTTCAAGTTGTAAAACTTTTAATACTTCAAAAGTTTGGAACATTAGGTAATGGACCAAGTGGTAAAATCACAGTACCAAAAATTCCACTTGATTTTACTCCAAAAAGATCATCTGCACAAACAACTGGAAGAACTAGAACTAGAACAAGAACTGGTAGAGGCGCCCAGGTTGGAGCAAGAATTACTGCAACCACAACGCAAGCAAGTAGAAGAAATATCATTTCTGGCGGAAGTCAGTCAGATTGTTGTGCCGAACAAATAGATATATTAGAAAAGATATTAAAGACAGCAAAAAATATAACAGAGTTACTATCAAGTCAACAGACTCTTTCTTATTCAAATAGAAATAGAACTTACATATCAGAAGAAGAAAGAAGAAGAAGACAAACAGAAAAAGATTACGAAGCATCAACAAAACAGTTGAAGCAATCATTTACTAATATGCTTTCCCCAGTTCAGGGAATAATGGATAATATCATTGAATTTCTTATCACCAATATTTTGGCAAAGTCTTTCATTGATATGATAAAATGGGTAGCTGACCCAAAAAATAAAGAAATGGTGTCATCTCTTGGTAGATTTTTTAAAGATTGGTGGCCAGCATTACTTGGAACTTTTGTTTTATATTGCACCAGCTTTGGTAAATTCGTTAGATCTAGTGTTGGATTTGTAATTAATTTAGGAAAATATATTGCGAGTAATGGATTTAAAGCATTACGAGCAATACTAGCTAGTGCAGGAAAAAAAGCACTTTGGCTTGGTGCAGGTATAGGAGCAACATATCTAGCAGCACAGATAGGTAAAAATTCAATGGAGAATCAAATACCGGGACCAAATGCAGATTTTTCTGATGTAACTCCAAAGAGACAATCTTTTGCAAATGGTGGAATGGTAAGGCCATTTAGATTCATGAACAAAAAAAGAACAAATATCAATGATGTTTCATTTGATGGTGGTGGTCCTGTTGATACTTCATCTGGAATGCCAATCACTGGAGCTGGACAGGATACTCAATTGGTTGCATTGAGTCCTGGCGAATATGTTATGACTAGATCTGCTGTTAATAGATATGGAGCAGGTTATTTTGAATCATTGAATAAATCTGTTGGCAAATTATCAAGACCTGGAATTGCAAACAATATACAATTAGCAAATCAAGGTGGTGAAGTTGGAATTGCAATGAATGGTCTCATGGGAGATGAGACATTATCTTCATTGACTAGAGGTGTTAATGATTACATATCACCTGGATTGAAAAGTTCAATTAGTAATATTCCTTGGTCAAAAATAGCATCGGATCCAAATAGAAAAATATATGCATATCGAGTAAGACCCAATGATAGTCCACTTATAGGTTGGGGCTCAGCTTTTTATGATAGTCTAAGGAAAGGAAATAAAAGAGTTGGAATAAACGATGTAATTACAAAATCGAAAGCAGATAGTACATTGAAGTTTCAGCTTCAAGATATGTCAAATTATTATTCTTCCAATATACCATATTGGAAGCGTATGTCAGCAAATCAAAAAGCTGGACTTATGATGCTTGGATTTAATGCTGGAGTGTATGCTCCACTCGGTCAATATAAAAAACTTACTGCTGGATTAAAATCTGGAGATATGAGAGTCGTAGCAAAGGAACTACAAAGAGATGGAATAAGTAGAAACAGAGTTGCAATAGAAAGAAAATTAGTTCTCAGCGGACCATTAAATTTGAAACAATTAGATGAAGAAGAAAATAAAAGAAGTAGAACAAGAAAAGGAAATGGAAGAGTAGCATTTGCTCCAACTTCTCCTAACTTATCTACTCCTGGGCCTCGACCACAAACTGGTGGATTTGATATATCAACTTTACCTCCAATCTATGCAAATCAACCAACAAAAACTACACCACCTGGAGAAACTATGGTCGAATCTTTCTCCGCAATTGCACCAAAATCTGTTTCCACTCGAACAGAAAACGCAGAATTATTGGGAATTAAAGTATAATAATGGCAACTCAAACACCGATAATACGACCAACAACAACATTAATTCCTAGATCACCAAACATTCCTGGTGCAAATTCAAATAAATGCTGTCCAATATCTGATAATTTAAGTGCATTACATAATGAATTAAAGAAGATTGAGTTTATATTAAAGTCTAGTTCTTTGTTGGGAAAAAAATTAGAAGATATTGAAAGAAGAAAGAAAGAGATAGAAAATAGAAGACAAAAAGAAAAGACAGCAGAAAAAAAAGTAGGAACTACATCTAAGATTGATCTTACTCCACCAGCACAAACTGGTGGCATTCTTCAAAGTATAAATCAATTTATTCTTATGAATTTATTAGCTTGGGCCACACCAAAGCTAATACAATTTGCACCTCAAATTTCATGGGTAACAAAAAATGTAATTTATTTGTCTCAATTTATATCTAAATTTACAACTGAGTTTTTTAAAAATGTTGTTAGATCAATTAATTTTGGATATAAAGTATATGATACCACGAGAAAAATAGTCAAAAATATAGGAGGAGAAAATTTTGAAAAGGTATTTGACAATACATCCTCTTTATTAAATAAATTTTTAAATGGTGCTATTGTTGTTGGATTGGCAATTGCCAGCTCTGGTTCAGGCTCTGATGGAGTTTCTGGTGATAGAAGAGGAGGTAGAGGTAGACAGGGGGGTAGAGGAAGACCTGGAGTAACTTCAAGTGATGATTTTAGAAATCCACTTAGAACAAGACCTGGAGTAACTTCAAGTGGAGATGTTAGAAATCCATTTAGAACAGGACCTAGAGTTACTGTGGGTGGTGAAGCAAATGCAGCTAGAGCTGGAATTAGAGGAATTAGAGGTGCATTTGGTAAAGTTGCAATAATTGGACCATTGATAGGATTTATTATTGATCTTATGATGGGAGAACCAGTTGGAAGAGCTGCTGCGGGCGCAGTTGGTTCTATGATAGGTGCCGGAATTGCAGCAGCAATAGTTGGCGCAGGTACACTTGGAATTGGTGCAATTGTAGGTGGACTAATTGGTGGGTATATAGGTGATTTAATTGGAACTTCTTTATATGATCTGGTTGCGCCTATGGTAGGTTGGCAAGTTACAACTCAAGCTCAAGGTGGATCGGTAGGAGGAAAAACTTCTACAAATAACTCAGGTAATAATACAAGAAGACCAAGAACTAGAGTAAAACCATCAATAAAAAGATTTGATAGAGTTCAACCAGGAAAGAATGTTGGTGGAGAAGCTAGTATTAAAAAACTATATCCAGATCCAAATGATGATCAGCAAGCAAATCCATATAAGGCATTGGTTAGAACATCTGAAATATTGAAAAAAAATTCATTCAGTGCATTGATGGCTGCTGGCGTTGATCTGGCATTGGGCCAACAAGTAGATAAAAAAATCTTTAGAAATTTTGCAAATCAATTGAATTATATGGTGGAATCTGCATATGATCCAGAATCATATGGAGTAAATTCTGTTAGCAGACAAATATTAACTGCGGCAAATGGTGGTCAAATTGGATTAGGATCAACTAGAGGAATACAAAGGAAAAATTTATCTGATGAATTTTATGATTCTATGATTTCTATGGTAAACATGAGATCTAATGATATTTTTTCTGATATTCGCAGAAACTTAAGTTTGAAGGGAATAGAAGAAACATCTACTGTTGCTCCAACTTCAGGTGGAGGTGGTGGGGAAGGTAGTCCGAATTTAACTGGACATACAAATGCAAGAAAAGTTTATAATTATCTTGTTAATGATTTGCATTTTACACCAGAAGCAGCGGCTGGTATTCTAGGTAACTTATTGCAAGAAAGTGGAGCAATTGATCCAAGACAAAAACAAAATGATGGAGGAGGAGGAAAGGGAATCTTACAATGGGACTCAACTAGGTGGGGAAGAATGTTATCTTGGGCAAGGGAAAAGAATAAAGACCCATTCAAGCTAGAAACTCAGTTGGAATGGATGACAATTGAAATGAAACAACGTGGAACTTTCAATCGAATAAAAGGATTAACTGACGTAAGAAAGTCAGTAGAATTATTTGAACGTGAAATGGAAAAAGCTGGTATCCCAATGATGGAGAATCGATATAGATATGCTGCAAATGCATATGCTAGTTTTTTTGCTGGTGCTGGTGGCAGAACCGGACAATTTGCTTCTGGTGCATATATAAGTCCTAAGTTTGATCCAGATAGGCAACATACTGGATTAGATATGAATTTGCCAGGTGGAATTGGCACTCCAATATATGCACCTAGAGAATTAATTTATAAATCTAGGGGAACTGATGGAATGCCAGCAGTTGGACTTCAGGGAACACCTGGAGTATTGGGACCTAGCGGATCTGGATTTGGATATTATGGAGCATATTATTATAGGGGAGCAGACGGTAGATTATATGAAGTGTTAATGGGACACTTCAAAAATCTTCCATATAAAGGATCAAAAGATGGAGAAATAATACCACAGGGAACTTTATTAGGATATCAAGGTGCATCTGGTCGTACTATTGGAAAAAATAACGGTCCATATCCACACATTTCTTTGCATATTAATGGAGTTGGATTTAGGGCAAATCAGTCTAATGTAACTCAATTTGCAAATTTATTATTAAATTATAATCAAAATAGAGGAGGAACTGCTTCTCGTGGTAGAACACCATCATCTACATCAACTGGAAGATCTAATCCAAATACGAGACCAAGTTCAGGTACTAGGAATAGAGAACTTAGTGGAGGAAATGAGAACGCAATATTGGGACCACAAAGTTCTAATATTACTGGATCAAATCAAGTTGCCCAACTTGCGCCTGGATCTACATCATCTTCCAGTTATTTGTCGGCACCAACTACATATACTGATGGATCAAAAAATTCTAACACAATTGCTATTCAACCAATAGTACAATTCGTTGGTTAAATAATAAAAAGAGAACAATTATGTTACAGTTACCTCAGATAGAACCAAAAGTATTTGAAGTTTTTTCTTCGGATGGAAAGAACAAAACTGATATCAAAAATGGTGTCTATACATTATATTATTATGAAAGCATATTAGAAAATTCAGTTATAGTTTCTTTTAATATAATAGATACTGGATTTAGATTGGGAGAAGGAAGATCAACAGAGATTACAGAATATGGAAAAACAGATTTGCAGTTCGGAGAAAAAGTCTACTTGAATTTGGAAGACAATGATGGAAATAAGTTATTATTTGATACTGATGCCACACAACTTAGATTTGCACAAAAACCAAGTAAATTTAGAACCAATCAATTGGCAATCATGGGTGGAAATTTAGTTTCTTATGAAACAATAATTGAAAAGAATTTAAATCAAAGAGTATCTTCATTTTATGAAGGAAAGATATCAGATACTGTAAGAAGTATATTTCTAAATCATCTTAAAACAAAAAAAACTTTAGACATAGATCCAACAATTAATACATTAAAAGTAGAAGGCTCAATTGATAATACTGGATGTCCTTTTTATAGATTGAATTGGTTATCTAAAATGGCAGTTCCTGACATCAAATCTTCTCTTGGAAATACTGCTGGGTATTTTTTCTATGAGACGGCAGATGGATATAAATTCAAATCAATAGATGTATTATTGAGTCAGACACCAAAGAAAAAATTGATTATGAATAACTCAACTAAACTTCCACCTGGATATGATGGAAAAATTCTTTCTAGTAGTTCACCATCCGGTCTTCCTTATATTGACCATAAAACAGTAGGTACTTATGCATCACAAAGAATAACCTTTAATCCATATAATAATAAATATGAAAATTCAACAATAAGTTCAACTGATCAGGATAAATCGGCAGTTAGGGCAGGAGATACAACTCCCAAAATACCAGAGGAATTGCAGGGACCATCTAGAGTTACTACGTTGATTGAAGACATAGGAAATAACATACCTGGAAATAATTCGGATCAAATTAGAAATTCAAAAACTGCAAATTTTAATGTCAAAGAAATTGTCAATCAATCCTTCATGAGATACAATCAATTGTTTGCGATTCAAATGTCAATTACTATTTTTGCTGACTTGTCATTACATGCTGGTGATTTGATAGAATGTTATTTTCCTGAGGTATCTTCAAACACCACAAAACTTGTAAGTAGCAAAGAATCGGGTAAATATTTGATTTGTGATTTGTGTCATTACGTCTCGCCTGAAGGCCCAAATTATACCAAACTTAATTTAGTGCGAGACTCATATGGTATTGCATAAATAAAATATATTACATAGTGGTAAAATGGCAACCACATTATACGAAACAGTAGTCGAAATTCAAGCAGAATTGGATCTTCACTTGTGTTCTAAACAAAGAAGAAAATATTTAGAATGCGAATTGGATAGATACCTTGCGTATCAGGAGGCACATCCAACTGCAGAAAAAACACCAACTTCATTTCAATTATATTGTTTTGAAAATCCAGAAGCAGTAGAGTGTAGAGTATTTGATGTATGAATGAAGCTCAATTTGGAGAAAATCCTGTCTTATGGATGGGACAGATAGTAGATGACAAGCATTGGAAGGATAATATTGCATCGGAAAAATGGAACGATTACACCAAATTACAAGGTTGGGGATACAGATATAAAGTAAGAATTTTTGGTAAGCACACAGAAGATAAAAGCATTATACCTGATGAACGTTTACCTTGGGCAGAAGTTCTTTATCCAGTAACTGCTGGATCTGGCCATGGCGCATCATATCAATCATCCAATCTAAGAAAGGGTGCTTATGTATATGGATTTTACAAAGACAGCTCAGAAAAAACAGGTCCAATTATTATTGGATGTTTGCCAAATGCAGATCAAACAAAACTATCAAATACAATACCAAACACTGGATTTGTTCCATTTAGTGCATTCATAGGAGAAAGAGTTCCAATATACTCCATACCTCCAGGTGGATCTCCTGCCAGTCCAACTCCAGGTGGAAGTGGAGCACCGATAGAAGGTGCAGTATGCACACCAACCGCAAACAATGCATGTGACCAAAAACAGAAAGAAGATGGTGTAAACTCAAAAAAAATAGCTGTTTCTTCTGATTGTGAGCAAGTTCCACTTGGACATATTCAGAAAGATATACAAAAATTGCTTCATGATGTACAAGATAAAAAGAAACAATTATATTCTTGGAAAAATTCCGTATCTGCTTCTATCATAGGAATATCCGATTATATAAAATCTAAAATAGATGAGGTAGCAAAAAGTATATCAAAGTGGCTAAAAAAATCTATAAAAGAAATAGAACAATTTTTATTAAATAAAATAAATGAAGCAGCAAAAAAACTTTATTATGCTTTATTTCCAGGTGAGCAAAGATCAAAATTAAAAAAATCTATAGACACAGTAAATGATCTAATTGCTTGTTTGTTTAGAAAGATTGTATCAAATCTTTTCAAAATGGTAGGTGAATTTTTGAAGGCAATTGTTGAAAGATTTATTAATACTCCCTTATGTGCGGTTGAAAATTTTGTTGCTGCTCTGTTGGGTAAAATTACCGGATTAATTACATCTGCAATTAATATAATATTAGCACCATTACAAGCTATTTTGGGTGTAGTTGATATAATTGGTGATATATTTGGGTTGATTGAAAATATACTTTCTTTTTTGACTTGTGATGATAGGCCACAGTGTCCAGAAGTAAAAGAATGGAGTATTTGGGATGGACCAGGAAACTCAAAGGAACTTAGTAATTCCAATTTTAATACTATCACAGAAAAAGCAAAGAAATTTGCTTCCGATTTGGCCACTAGTATAGATCCAAATACATTTACTTTTGATTTGAATTTTAGTGATGTATTTTCCGATACTTGTAATGTTGGTCCAGTATTTTGTGGTCCACCCATAGTAGAATTTTTTGGTGGATCTGGTTCTGGTGCTACCGGAAATGCAATAGTAAGTGCAACTGGAAAAATTTTAGGAGTTGATATTACAAATGGTGGAGTTGGATATTCTTCCGCACCTACAGTTAGATTTGTTGATGGTTGCGGAAAGGGGAGTGGTGCAGTCGCAAGATCAATTATTAGTACTGGAATTGGAACTACTTCCAGTGGAACAGTAACTGGAGTTGTAGTAAATGAAGCTGGAGCTGGTTATATTTCAGTAGCAGATGGTAGTCTGGGTGGAGACGGTAAAGAGTGGGCAAAAAATTATGACACAACAATACAGAGAAAAGATGGTACTTATGACGTTCCATATCCACCCGGAGAAACTATTGAAATAAGAGAAGGAGATAAAGTGAGATTCCCTCTCGGAGCAGAAGTAAATATTAATGGACAAATTGTCACTGGTGGGCAGTATGTCACTTCAATAAGCACTGCAAATATCACGACTCCACCTCCATCTGATTTAACGCAAACAACAGGATCATATCCAACATTAGGAACTGGAAAATATCCTGTAATATTAACTTTATGTGATACTAAAATTAAAACTGCTGGAATAAATTATTCCCCCACTGATACGATTGTAATTGAACCTAGCAATGGAGCAGAAGCAACACCAGTATTTGGATCATTTGGTACTTTATCTGAAGTAAAAATTGTTTCAGTTGGAATTGGGTTTACGGAAAGACCGAAGATATATGTTCAAAGTGAAACTGGATATAATGCAGAAATAGTTCCAGTGTTGTGTGTTAGTAGAGTTAGTGAAAATGAATTAAAGGATCCAACATATCAAGACAAGATAATTTCAGTAATAGATTGTGTAGGTAAAGTATAATGTCAGATTCAAATTTTAATACAATTAGATATGGAAATAGTGATGGTGAGATTAAATTCGGTCACATTCATGATGATGGAAAGATATCTGCATTCACAGTTAGAAGTGGATATGAAGCAAATCATTATATCACTATGGAATCGGAAGGAGAACCACATCGAAAACATGGAACTATTGCCAGATCAACTGGATCGTTTCAAGTAAAGGCAGGAGACAATGTTCCTTATGGTCAACCTGGAGTTTATTTTGATGCAGTAAGTGGAGATATTGTTTTAAATGCCCCCAATGGAAGAATTAGATTGATTGCAGAAAATATAGATATTTTGGCAAGTGGTGGAGACAATAAAAATGGAGTAATCATATTAGATGCAAATGAAAAAATAGTTGTAAAATCTCCCATCATAGACGTAAGGTCTACTGTATCAACAAAAATATTTTCCGAAAAGACAGTAGAATTAATTGGAAAGGGAATCCTAAATATCTACGGTGGACTAATTGATGCTGCAGATGGAGCAACAAAAGTCAATGGTTCCAAATATGAATCGGACAATGAGGCTAGATTTAAAAAATGAAATTACCAGACGTAGAAATTGGAAAAAAATTAATCTGTGGTCTAGGTAGTGCCAAGTTATTTGGAATTGGTCCAACTGAGGTTCGTGGTTCTGCATATATTGAAGGGCCATCCATAACAGGAAATCCTTCTGAATTTTCTGATCCCACATCAACTGAAATTGGAACAGTGATGTGTGGACCAACAACAAACACTGATATGAAGCCAATTCCTTTCTATTCTTTGTTTGTTAAAACTTATGCAAGGATCAAAAGTTTTCTTAAAGTAGATAAACTTCTTACTGTAGAATTAATCAAATCAAAAATAATATACACAGACGTGTTAATGGCAAGATCTAAGAATTTTGCAATTCAACATCCATTGCACGATAATAAAATTTTAATCTATTCGTGTTTAGAGGGTCCAGAAAATTCTGTCTATATAAGAGGTAGATCAAAAGAATTTGAAATTGCTCTTCCAGACTATTGGATAAATTTGATTGATGAAAATAGCATAACAGTTTCCATCACTCCAATTGGAGGTCATCATTCAATTTATGTAGATCGAATAGAAAATAATAAAGTCTATATTAAAACAGATGTAATCATACCAGAATATTTTTATCACATTTTTGCAGAAAGAAAAGATATAGAAAAGTTACAAGTAGAGGTGAATAAATGAGTTTTTCTTTTGTTGATTATGGCACATTTACTGGTCCAAACAGTGTAAATGGCGATTATAATTATGATGAAGTATCTAAAGAAGGATCATGGTGGTCAGATTTGCCAGTAGATGGCTCTTTTAAATTATCTGATTTGGCAGTTGTTTTGTTTCACAACTCAACTGATTATATTGGATTTCATGTAAATGGAACAAATACTTCTTTAATAAATCTCGCAAGTCACACTGGAAATATTCCATCTTTTATTGTCAAAGTAGATAACACTACAATAAATGGAAACATACTTGCAAATGGTAATATAGTTGCAAATGGTTCAATTGCAGCAAATGGAGTTATGACATTAGCTGGAATTGGTGATGTTGCTGCGAATATAAATTTGGCAAAATCTTTACCAGCTAAGCCATTTGATATTCCACATCCATCAAAACCTTTAACTCATAGACTTCGCCATGTTTCACTGGAAGGTCCAGAAATAGGAGTGTATATTAGAGGAAAATTAATTAATTCAAATGTAATTGAACTTCCTTCATATTGGATAGATCTAGTTGATATGGATACTATATCAGTTCAGTTAACTCCAATTGGAACATATCAAGAATTATATGTAGAAGAAGATGTAGAGTGGGGAAAAAGAATTGTAATTAAAAACAATTCTGGTACTGCAATAAAATGTTACTATACTGTATTTGCAGAAAGAAAAGATATGGAAAAGTTAATAGTGGAATATGAAGGAACAAAGATAAAGGACTACCCTGGACAAGACTGGTTAAAAGTTAAGGAAATAATCTAATGGCATTTGCAAATACTTCATTAACAGCAGTTCAAATATTAGAATCAAAAAAGAGTGGGCTGGAATCTTCAAATGGAGATCCAACCACATATGCTTCTGGCGTTTCGGTTGACAACATAACTAAATTTTTAACTCCATGTCAACAAATTGATTCATACTTGTTGGCAAATTATATTGATCAAATCAATTCAAAGAAGCAACAGATAGTAAATATTTGTCAAACTGCATCTGGCACAGGAGTAGTAAGTCCATGTGGAGTTGCGTCCACTGCGTCTAATGTTTATGATTACTATTCAACAATTGTAACTGGAATTGGAACATCTGGGCCTGGAGTTAATTTTGGATTTCAGGGCACAATTGTTGGAGTATGTACAGTAAAACAAGATACATTAAATGCACATGTATATCCAAATTTGGAAAATGGAGTATATACAACAGACAATCCATTAGCGGGAGAAACATACGTTGCCATAACAAATTTAAATACTGGAATTGGGCAATCAACAGTATTGATTCAAAATGATCCAAACGCATCTACGATAGGATTGGTAGTTAAAATTACAAGCACTGCACCATCATGTGCGACTTATAATCAAAATATATCCACTTTATTATCTGAAATACAAACACTAAGACAGAATATAACAGATCATATTAATTCATCTTCATTGGTGAAAAAATATAAACACTCGTATCAATTGGAAAATTGGTCATACAATAGAATTAAACAACAAAATATAGAAGAAATAGCTTCATTAACCGCAGCAATATCGGTTCTTAATAATCAAACTTATCAATAGGAGTTTTACTATGTACAACTGGGGAGAAGACGAATATTTGGATAGATGTGTGGTCAATCCAATGTCACGCAAATTTACTTTATACTCAGACCAGGGGACAGAAATTCAAGTGGCCTGCGAGACGGCAGAACAGTTCATGAGTGTGCTAAAATTTACAAGGAAAACATTAACAGAGGAACGCCTCAAATACGTCAACTTATGAGAAAAGAAACTAAAGAGTCAATGGAAAATCTTTTTCATGCTAGGTGGAATCTACCGAAAGCAGCGGATCATTGTGGACTCACTCCAAAGGAAATGAAAATTACCTTTAATGCTTATTGTAGTCTGAATCCACAGACATGGACACCTGAACAAGTGGCACAATTCGCTTGACAATTTAATAAAAATTTGATATTCTTGATTCAGGAATGGATAACTCATAAATAGTAGACATTTTAGTTTTTATATGACATATAAAATCAGCATTTCCTATAATTGGTATTGTGTTGATGATGAAGAGTTCATAGTAAAAATGTATTCTATTAATGGGTTACCATTCACGTTCGATGATATATCAGATGATGAGAAAATTGACGAACAAATATTACTCGATGCATCGAGTAATCGTAGATACAATGAAGTTGACCTATTCAAATATTCATCGTATCTAATAGAAGAAGAGGCACATCCAATGTTATTTCCAGTTGATGTTGAAAATCCAGAGGATATGCCGGTTTAAATTAAAATCGCCCCTGTAGCATAATGGTACTGCATTCGCCTTGTAAGCGAAAGATTCTCGGTTCAATCCCGAGTGGGGGCTTGCCCAAATAAACTCAGGGCAACTAATAAAACTTTATTCTAACAAACTTTATATGAATTTCAAAC